AACCCCGAAGGATACAACATGGGACTCCTCGACAAGATGCAGCCCGGCATGGCCGGTCCTGCTGGCCCCTCCATGGGCCAAGCCCCGCCAATGCCCCCAATGGGCGGTGGTGGCCCGCCAATGGGAGCGCCTCCCGGTGGCCCGCCAATGGGGCAGGGACAGCCCCCACAGGGCCAAGGCCCCGATCCGCAGATGATCCAGCAGGCAATCATGCAGGTGGCCCAGCAGCTCAAGCAGCAGCATCCTGACGTGCCCGATCAGGACATCCTGATGACGGCCCAAAAGATCGTGATGACGAAGCTGCAGGGCGGCGGTGGCCCGCCTCCTCAAGGCGGCATGCCTCCCGGTGGTGGCGGTATGCCTCCGATGGGCGGCGGCGGCATGCCTCCGGGCGGCATGTAGCACTGTAGCAGTTGTAGCAGACATCAGAACGCCGCTCAGCAATGGGCGGCGTTTTCATTTGCGGGGATACGCATGGAAACTGGATACGCCAACGGCACTGGCATGGTGTCGACCGCCCCCGCACAGGCGCAGCTGCGCGAGCGCGAGGAAGACCCGCGCCTCGAAGACGGCAAGCTCACGAAGCAATTCAACGACTGGGACAAGCGCCTCGATGGGCACTGGACAGCATGGGTCGATGAGGCCCGCGAAGCGTTCGACATCGTCGCTGGTCGCCAGTGGGATAAGGACGCCGAGGAGGCGGCTGATGAAGCCCGCCTCAACATCATCTCGGTGAACCGCATCGACGCTATCGTGTCGGCTGTCTGCGGTTCGGAGATGACCAATCGTCAGGAAGTTCGCTACTACCCGCGCGAGATGGCGACCAAGGACGAGACGGGGCAGGCACAGGACGCCGTCGTCAATGAGATGTTCACGGCAGCAGCTGACTGGGTCAGGGATGAGTGCGACGCGGCTGACGAGGAGAGCGCAGCATTCAGGGACTGCGTGATCTGCGGCATCGGTCTGACTGAAACCCGCATGGACTATGAGACTGACCCAGAAGGCGTTGCCCTCATCATGCGCGTCTCGCCACTGGAGATGCGGATCGATGCGTCAGCACGTCGCCCCGGCGCGACGGATGCCCAGTACATCCGTCGTCGCAAACCGTTCGGGCCGGATGAAGCCAAGCTGCGCTTCGGCGTCGAGGGCGAGAGTGGCCGGGCAACAAACTCGACAGGCCGCTTGGAGCGCAGGTTTCCGGGCTCGGCCTATGCGGGCGGTCAGGGCGATGATGAAACCGAGAGCGACAACGTCTGGATCACCGAATACCAGTGGTGGGAGCTGGAGAAGGTCTGGCGCGTGCTCAACCCGAACACGGGGCAGATCGAAGAGCTGGGCGACGAAGCCTATCAGCGCATCATTCAGGCGATGCCTGATCTGGAAGCGTCAAGTTTCAGCGTTAAGCGCCGCCGCTACTATCGCGCCTTCCGCGTCGGCGACCGCATCCTCGAAGCGACCGAACTCCCAGACGAGGAGTTCACCTACAAGTTCGTGACCGGCAAGCTCGATGAGACCAAGGGTGTTTGGTACGGCATCGTGCGCCCGATGATCGAGCCGCAGAAGCTGCTCAACAAGCAGATCAGCCAGACCCAGCGCATCATCGACAACAACGCCAAGGGTGGACTGCTCGCCGAGATGGATGCGTTTGAAGACCCGGAGCAGGCCAAGCTCGACTGGGCAGCAAGCGACAGCATTGTATGGCTCAAGCCGGGCTCGCTGGGCTCAAGCCCGCGTGTCATGCCCAAGCCCATCGCCCAGACGCCTCCGGGCATCGACAAGCTGCTCGCCATCGCACAGGAGGCCGTCCAAGGCGTCTCTGGCGTGAACAACGAGATGCTCGGCATCATCGACCGCGAGCAGGCTGGCGTCGTCGGCGTGCAGCGCAAGGAAGCCGCCTACGGTGTCTTGAAAGCCTTCTTCAACTCACTGCGCCGCTACCGCAAGGTGCATGGCCGTCACCTGCTCAAGCTGATCCAGAAGTACATGACCGATGGCCGTCTGGTCCGCATCGTCGGGCGCACCGGCAACGTGCAGTACCTGCCACTGCTCCGCGACCCGAACACGGCACGCTTCGACACCATCGTCGACGAAGCGCCGACAGGACCGAACCAGAAGGACAAGGTGTTCCAGTTCCTCATGATGTTCGGAGCGCCCGTGCTCTCGAAGCTCAACCTGCCGCCTTCGGTGTGGATGAAGTTTCTGGAGTTCTCGCCCCTGCCGACAGCGCTCGTCTCCGAGATGCAGAAGATGATCGCCGAGATGCCACCCCAGCCCAATCCCGAAGAGGAAAAAGCAAAGGCCGAGAACGCCAAGCTGCAGGCCGACCTTCAGAAGCTGCAGATGGAAATGGCCATAGAGCAGCAACGCCTGCAGATGGACACGCAACGCCTGCAGATGGAGATGCAGCACGGCTCAATGAAGTCGCAGGTCGATATGTCGAAGGTGCAGGGCGCAAACCAGAAGCTCGAAGTCGAGAACCAGTGGGTAAAGATCGAAATGGCTCGCGCCCAGATGGAGCAGATGAACTCCTCACAGGAAGCCACGCTGCGAGCGCGCGAGACGCAGATGCGCGAGGCCAACGACAAGCTCAAGATCGACGCCGACATGCAGAAGCTGCAGGCCGACACCGAGATCAGGCGGATGGAGCTGGAGATCAAACGCGCTGAGCTGGAGTTCCGCCAGCAGGAGATGGCGCTGCAGCGCGCTGAGCTGGAGGCCAAGGTCGGCATCGAGCGCATGAAGCTCAGGCATGCAAGCCGCCTGCACAACGCAACGCTCGAAGAGTCTACTGTAGACGACAATGATGATGGTACTTCTGATGCCGCGCCCATCACCAAAGAAAGTTCAGCGGCAAAACGTATGCGCGAACTGCACGAGCTGATGTCGGCCCCGGTCGAGATCGAAGTTGACCCCGTAACTGGCAAGAAGCGCGCACGTCGCGTCCTGCCTTCAACCAACAATTGATCGGAGAATATAAATGCCAGCTGGTAACTTCGCGGTATTCAACATCGCAAAGAAGAAACTGTCGGACGGTACGTTCGACCTCGACGGAAACATCTTCCGTATGGTCCTGACAACATCGGTGCAGGCGATTAGCTCGACATTTGTTGGCAGCTCCACCAACTGTCAGTACTCCGATCTCACAAACGAGGTGTCAGGCACTGGATACACCGCGACTGGAAAGCTGCTTACGGCAACGTGGACGCAGTCGGTCGGCACAATCACATTCGATGTGGACGATCAGGCGTGGACCGCCTCGACGATTACCGCAAAGTACGCGATCATCTATGAGAACACGAGCGCCCAAAAGAACCTGCTTGCTTGGGTCGATCTTGAGACTGGCGGCGGCTCAGTTTCGACTACGGCAGGCACGCTCACCGTCACCATCAACGCCTCTGGCGTTTTCACGCAATCGTAGGAGCTACAATGGCCATCTGGACAATCACCGTAGACGGCGACGACTACCTCGCCACACCCGAGACAGGCGACGCCATTCCCCAGCCCCTGCTGAAGAGCAACGACAAGCTCACGCTCAAGGCGCTCGCTCGCGCTGTCTATCTGGAAGACCGCGTGCGCTTCCCTGAGGAAGGCAATACGCTCACCATTGCGGACACTGGTGGGCCAGCAAACGATGTCCGTGTTCTGGTCGAGCGCCTCGCGGCGGAAGGGTTCTAATCCATGCTCTTGCTCGCAAGCACGTCCGACAAGATTTCGATCACTACATCGACGGCTGCGACCATCAAGGTTCAGGCGGCTTGGGTGGACCTCAACGGCACGACCGTCACGCCGGGGCGGACCAACACCGCCATCGCATCGGCGGCTACGACTGACGTGGTGGCGTCACCTGCTGCATCCACGCAGCGGAACATTCGTGGCATGACGATCTGGAACAGCGATGCCTCCCTGTCGTGCTCCATTCAGGTCACACACACTGACGGCACAACTTCACTCAACGTCGCTGTGTTCACCCTCACGCCCGGAACTGGCGTCCAGTACACCGAGGGCGCGGGGTTCACCCCCATGTTCAGCTCGATTGCGAACGCAGTGAACGTGCAGGAGTTCAACGGCGCATCTGGAACATGGACGAAGCCTGCGGGCGCCACACTTGTCATTGTCGAACTTATCGGTGCGGGCGGTGGCGGTGGCGGTGGTGCATCCCTTGCGACTACTGTTGTAGCCAAGGGCGGCGGCGGCGGCGGTGGTGGCGCATGGGTGCGTGGGGAGTTCCGGGCATCTGAACTGGGCTCCACTGAGACCGTGACAATTGGTGCAGGTGGAACGGCAGGCGCGGCATCAACGGCGGGCAACTCAGGCGGTAACGGCGGGGTTGGTGGTAGCTCGACATTCGGTTCGTGGCTTACTGCATTCGGCGGCGGTGGTGGCGCGGGTGGTGCAAACTCGGCGGCTGTTACTGGCGGCGGCGGCGGTGGTGGCGTTGGCGGCGCGGGGGGCGTTGGATCGACTTCGGGCGGCACTGGCGGCGTGCCCACAGCAGCAACCAACGGCGCGGGCGGTCAGGGCGTCACTGGCAGCGTAGCCGTAGCCACTACGCAGAACGCAGAATTTGGCGGCGGTGGTGGCGCTGGAAGCGCAAACCCTCCCGTAGCGAACTCTAACGGCGGCTCAAGCTGGCGCGGCGGTGGTGGTGGCGGGTCGGGTGGCGGACACACGGCAACCCCAGCAAACGTTGCGGGCGGTGATGGTGGGCGCTCTGGCTCATACACAGCGGGTGGCGGCGGCACGGCGGGCGCTAACATTACGCCCACCGCTGGAGCGAACGGCACCAACGCTACGTCAGGCCGTGGTGGCTATGGCGGTGGCGGCGGCGGCACGACCGTCACGGCATCTACGGCGGGCGCTGCTGGCGGCAATGGCGGCATCGGTGGTGGCGGCGGTGGTGGTGGCGGCGTCGGCATGAACCCCGGCGTCGGCGGCGCGGGCGGCGTGGGTGGAGCTGGCTACTGCATCGTCTATTCGTGGTGATGACGAATGGCTAGGTTTGGGTCATTCAGCGGGTTCCTGCGGGACGCGACGTGGTTCACACCCACCGCGTCTGTCGAGGGATTTTTCACTGAAGACCTGATTACAACTGGCGTTGCGGCTGGCAGCGTCACGCTATTCCCCGGCGCGGGCACGCTCACGCTGGCTGGGCAGGCAGCAACAGTTACAGCGAGTTCGTCCGTCACGCCGGGAGTGGGCTCACTAACGCTCACAGGGTTCGGTGCGACAGTCGCGGCCAACTTCACTGCAACGCCCGGCGCGGGCACGCTTACTCTTACCGGCCTTGCGGTCACGCTCGCGGCCAGTAGCTCCGTCACGCCCGGCGCGGGTGCGCTGACCCTGACCGGCTTCGCGGCAACGCTCGCCGCGTCGTCTGCAGTCACTCCCGGTGTTGGATCGCTGACGCTGACCGGGTTTGCGGCCAGTGTAGTGGCCGACAGTTCCGTTACGCCGGGTGCTGGCTCGCTGACGCTGAGCGGCTTCGCTCCGACCGTAACGGGCGGCAGCGGAGTGGTTGACTTCACCGCCAATCCGGGGACTGGCGCACTCACGCTCACCGGCTTTGCTCCGACCCTGTCAGCCAGCAGCGTTGCAACGCCGGGTGTTGGGTCGCTGACCCTCACGGGTCTCGCGCCGTCTGTCGCGGCAGACAGCACCGCATCGCCCGGCACTGGCACATTGGTGCTCAATGGCTTTGCCCCAACGGTCAGTGGCGGCGCAGTCGATGTCACGGTCGCGCCGGGCACAGGCACGCTGACACTGGTCGGCTACGCGCCAACGGTAACAGGCAGCGCAGCCCTAAGCACAGCCGACAACCTGATCGACAGGTTTCACCGCCGCAAGCGCAGGAAAGAATCGTGGCGTCCGCTGCGCCCCGAAGAGCGCGACTACGATCCGACCGACTATCGCAACTTCGAGCCCAAGCCGGAACCAGAGCCGCTCGCCGCTGATGCGGTCATGCCTGCCAAGATTTCCGCTGGCATGCTGTCACGCCTGTCGGTGTCGAGCGATCAGGTTCAGGTCAAAGCGCTGGAGCAGCTCACCACAGAAGCGCTGCGCGCCGAGAACCGCAGCAAGATCGACAAGATCAACCGCGTGCTCGAAGCCATCGGGCTTGAGGCGCTGAAGGTCGAGAAGGAGAAGGAGCGGCGCAGGCAGGAGCTTCTCGCATTCCAGCGCGAGCTTGCAGCCTATGCCGAGCAGCTCCGTCTTGAGGAAGAGGAGGAGGAAGAAATGCTCCTTCTCATGGCGGCATAGGGAGGGCTGAGACATGGACTTACCACTCTGGATGACGAGGCGTCAGGCCACGGGCATCGAGCGCGGGCTCGCGGTCTGCGGGTTCAAGGATGTCGTGCTGAACGGGTTCGGCGCACTGAACGCAATCGGCGTTGCTGCGACCGACATCGCGAGCGGACGGCGATACATGGCGATAGCCCTCAGTCATGGCGAAGTGCATGACATTCCACTGAAACTGCTGAAGGCAAGGGGCCGCGCATGAACAAGGACGACAAGAAGATCATGGAGGACGCCTACATCCGCCTCCTCGAAAGAGCGAACATTCAGGCGGGCGATGAACCCCACCTGATCTTCGGCATGCTCGCGGTCGAGAACGAGATGATGCTGCAGCACATCGAGCTGCTGAAGCAGACACACCGCGCATTCGTTGAGCACGTCAACAAACGATTGCCCAACCTTCGCCTCGTCATCCCCGAGGCCGGGTTCAAAGTCACTCAGTAGTCCACCACCACAATCGAACGACAGAGAACCCAGCCATCGAGCTGGGTTTTTTCATTTCAGAAACGGAGACCACTCATGGCAGACGACATCGAATCCCAACTCTCTGCAGTCATCGAGAAAGCGCCGATGACCTTGCAAGAGGGCGACGAGGGCTTCTCTCCCTCCGCTATCCCAGAGAAGGCCGCGCCTGTTCAGGACGAGCCCACTGCAATCGTCGAGAAGACTGACGCCGAGAAGGCCGCAGAAGCGCTTGCTGCCGAGAACGATATCGAGGTGATCCGCAAGCGCCTCGCAGACATCGAGAAGAAGGCGGCGGACAAGGATGGTCAGGCCGCGTCCGAGCGCGCTAAGCGCCGCGCCGCCGAAGCCCAGAACAAGCAGATGGCTGACCAGCTCGCACGCTATGAGCAACAGCAGCGGGCGATGCAGGCGCGTCGCCAGATGGGCAACATCCCCGACCCGGAAGAGAACGTCGTCGAGGCGTTGAAGTATGAGCGAGCCCTGCGCATGCAACGCGAGCAGCAGGAGGGCCAGCGCTGGCAACAGCAACAGGTCCAGCAGCAGCAGATCGATCAGGTCACGCAGCTGAAGAACACGGTCGAGGACTTCGAGGCCGAGTTTCGCGATGCCAACCCTGACTATGACGAGGCGGCTGAGTGGCTGGTCGACATGGAGCAGAAGAAGCTGGAGCTGGCCGGGGCTCCAAAAGCTCAGGCCGAGCAGATGGCCCTGAACTGGGCGATCAACATGGCGCAGATGGGTTTGTCCCAAGGACGTAACCCCGCCCAGATGGCCTACGAGGCCGCTAAGATGCTGAACTGGAAGCCGAAGGGGGCAGGAGCCAATGCAGCCGCCCAGCAGCTGGCGGCTCAGCAACAGAAGCTCTCGACCCAGAAGGCAGGACAGCAGGCCGCGAAGACCATCGGCGGCGGCGGGGCGCAGAGTTCCGGCACGCTTTCCCTCGCCCAGATCGGCGAGCTGAAGGGGGCCGCGTTCGACTCGGCGATGGAGAAATACCTGTCCCGCTAACGGAAAAACCCCGGCACACGCATGCCGGGGTTTCCTAGTCTGGGTGGCGACAGTTGGTGGACCCTCCTGTCTTGGGTTATTCTATGAAAATGATTCCCGGCGTCAACCGATACGCAAAGAGACCTGTTTACGAAACCGAGTCCGACCGCGATGAGCAGCGGGCCGTGGCGAAGGTGTTGCGCGCTGCGTGGCAGGTCGATGTCAAGCTGATGCCGAAACTGGCGACGGCTGACTACCAGATCACGCGCGAGGGCAGGCTACTGGCCATCGGCGAACACAAGCGGCGCCGGGTGACGGCGGATACCTACGACACGCTGATCCTGTCCTACGCCAAGGCACGCAAGCTCCTCATCATGGGATACGAGCGCCGGGTCAACGTGCTCATCATCGTCCACTACGACGACCAGCTGATGTGGGCTCACCTGACCAACGCGCATCTGGAGAAGAGTCGGAAGGCCGGTCGCACCGACCGTGGCGACATCCACGATATCGAGCGGTGCGTCGAGATACGCCAGTCGGAAATGAAGAAGATCAAGGTGCCTGATTGATTGCTCTCCAACTGAACCCGCCGCTGTTCGTTGTTACACCGCGTGGCGACGGCATCGCGCGTATCATGCTCGACTATGGGCCTGACACTAACCCGATGTTCGTTGTCGAATTGAACGACTCGCGTGACATCCTCTGCTTCGACATGCTCGACGTGAAGGGCTCAGGCAATTCCGCTTGGGGCCTGTCTCACCCCGACCCATTTGAAAGCCGCGCCTGATGGAATTACTGCGCCAAGCCGCTCGCATGATCGGCCTGAAGAATCGCCAGTACGAGACGCTGACGGAGATCACCGCGCAGAACCACAAGGTTCGCATCTGGCGCGTCGCGAAGTCGCTGAAGGCCGCAGAGGATTTCAATCACGGCATCCTGTCCGAGCAGATGATGAACATCTGCACGACCGTCGACAGCAAGCACTGGTTCGAAGAGCTGATGAAACTTCCGAACGTCGCGTGCATCGCCATCGTGGACAAGCACGGCAACGGCGTGAGCGCCTATCCCGACTGGCACTGAAGCAGCGACCACAAAAGTAAAAGCCCCGGCTGTGATGGCCGGGGCTTTTTTTCGTTACAGGAAGCAGCCTTCGCATACTTCAGTTGGCACGCCAGTCTTGGCGAGTATGTCCGCTGCGTGCGCTTCGCATGATAGCCGCGCCACGCCCTTTCCATGCTCATCCTTCACTTTGAACTGGAAGTACTTCTCTCTGCCAAAGGCATCCGAGATTTTCTTGTAGGCGTCTCGCCGCGCCTGCGATCTGATCGGGAAATCCTTGATCGACAGGCTGCAGGTGAAGTGCGCGACATTCGTGTCGCCGCCAAAAAAGCTCATGGTATTTTCCTCTTTCAAGCATCCGCCGCCGATTTACAGCGACAAAGAACAATATCACACCACGTTTGATATGTCAACTCGGGCTACAGCGGAGGAATTTTGTGTGGAGAACAAATGTCGCTCCAGTTGACGGAGGCGCTCCAAATCAGTAGGTACTGAAAGCGCATTGGGTAATGCCGGTTCCCCAACCCGCCCAGTGCGCAGCGCGGAGAGCCCGTTCCCCCAACCCAAGCTCTCCGCGCACCTATTTTGAAGAGGAGCAACGATGACGTTTCAAGTACGCGGCGATGAGGGCGTTGGCTTCCTCAACGAGCTGCCAGACAATTTCCGCAAGCGCCAGAAGATAGAAATTTCGGATGAGAAGCTGATCGAGGCGGCGTACAATCTGTCCGCGCGCCAGTTCGAGGCGTGGAAGCTCGCGGTCGTGCATGGCTACAGCGACGCTGAAATTGCAGATGCACTCTGCACCTTCGATAAGGCGACGCTGCCCGGCGACGTGCGCTCAGCGCTCAAGCTCGCAGCCAAGAATGGCTACCCTGTGCCGGGCGATCCAGAGCCCAAGAAGTATCGCGCGCGCGTGAAGGAGCCCGCGTGATGGCCGAGCATGAGACGGTAGAGAAGTTGGCGAGGGCTATCTATGAGGCAGGCATTCCGAAGGGCGGGAAGTTCTACCACGCATGGGAAGACCTAGAGAGCCAAGGCTTTTACGCCCAGCACGACCTTGCGATGATGCAAGCCCGCGCCGCCATAGCCGCCATGGGAGACGGCTGGCAGGACATAGCTAGCGCGCCGAAATCTCCTGACCTGCACAACGTCGCGGAGTTTCTGGCGTGGTGTCCGAGCGACGGTTCAGCTGGCGGATATCGGCGCGTTGTCTGGTGGGAGCCGAAGCAAAAGTGCTGGTCGTCTGACCGCGACATACCAGAGACGTTCACCCACTGGCGCCCACTTCCACCATCACCGGGAGAAAAGCCATGAGCGTAGAGTACGGCGTAATGCCGAAACAACTAGAGATTGAAAGGGACTTACATGACTTCCGAAATTCACCCGCCACCGACCGAGTTCACCGCTGACGAAATCAAGCTAGACGATGTTCTCCGGTTCTTTCACTACGGCCACCTGCCCCCGACCCTGCAAGGGCGGTCTAAGCCGTTCTGCGATCTAGCGCGATTGCTAATCGACACGACGCCACGCTGCCCGCAGCGGACGATTGCCCTCAACAAACTGATCGAGGCGAAGGACGCTGCTGTCCGCGCTTCACTGCCGCCAATCTAGGAGACTGTGATGAGCGAAGCGTCGCATCGTGAGTGCATAGCCGAAATCATGGGCGTGCTGAAAAAGTACGACATGGCCGGAGCTATCACGGTTATCTCAAAGGAGCGTGCGGCGTTTCGCTATCACTTCCCGACATGGTCGGTTGTGAAACTGCACGAGACATCTGACGGCGGACTTGGTGTCCGCATCAAGTCAAAGGCGACTGACTTCCCATCACGGGAGGCCCAGCACAGAGCCAACGAGTTGAGCGCACACATCGTCTATCAGATGCGCGACATCGCCATGAACACCTACGGCATGTGCGTAGCTGTGGGCGAAAAGATGGATGAGCATTGGAACGTCACGCACGTTTCCCATTCCGATTTTGATCCGGAGCGTTCGCAGTGACCGCACACGCTGAACTGATCGAGCGGTTGCGCGGACTGCAAACGACTTGCCCAACACTCCACGCCACGTTTTCCGAAGCCGCAACCGCTCTCGCAGCACTCGTGGCCGAGCGTGATGCGCTGCGGATGTGCGCGGAGGCTGGCGGCGAACTGCTCAAAGCAATCGATGCTGGCCGTATGCGCCAGCGGGTCGGAGTGACTGGCCAGACCATGGACGCTCAGCTACGCGCGTCCGTCTATGAACGAGTGCCAGCCTACCCCGTCGAAGAGGCTCGCGAAAAGTACACGCTCGCCCTTGCCTCGCTGAAAGGGGGAGCGTGATGGCCGACCACGCTGAACAGGTGGAGAAGGTGGCGAGGGCTATCTATGAGGCTGGCATTCCCAAGGGCGGGCGCAATTACGCTGCGTGGGAAGACCTAGAGAGCGAGGGCTTTTACGCCCAGCACGATCTTGTGATGAAGCAAGCCGCAGCCGCCATAGGTGTCTGCCGTGCCGCTTTTTTACCGCCCCCCGAAGCCCGCCCTGTAGCGACTGATGATCAAATCGAACGGGTAGCTCGGGCGATCTGCGAAGCCACGTCAGGTCCGTTTGAGATGTTGGATGATGTGGGCCGCGATGCGCTGCGCTGGGAAGCCCGCGCCGCCATAGCCGCCATGCCTCCCGCCCTCTCCCCCGAGCTAATCGACAAGCTCAGCAAGCTCGCGACGTACCTCACAGAGCAGGGCGAATACGAGGCGTGCGATCTGATCGACACAGTCGTTGAGCGACTGACACCCCCACCGGGAGAAAAGCCATGACCGACGAAGAGATCAAACGCATCCGCGACGAAAATCGCCACTACGCGGTTTTTGCCATCGTCAGCTTTATTCCGATCCTTCTGATGGTCGTGCTGTTCTTTGTGGGCGCGGCGCTGAGTGCAGGTGGTGAGCCATGAACCACGCTGAACTGATCGAGCGGTTGCGCCGTGTCTCTGACTGTGACGCACCCGCATGGGCCTATGACGAGATCAGCGATGCCGCCGATGCGCTAGCCGCACTCGTGGCAGAGCGTGATGCGCTGCGGGAGGCGCTGGAAGAGATCGCCAAGCAGGCTCCCGCGAAAGACATGGACGAAGACTACTACGACGCCGCCGATTTTGAAGACGGTTACGACCGCTGCATTTTTCGCGCCCGCGCCGCTCTTGCTCAGGGGGGTGAGCATGGGTGAAAGCACAGAGATAATCCGCGAAGCAGCTCTGGCTGAAATCGAGGAAGAGGATCGGCGTTGCAAGATCGACGCAGAGAAGGCCCGGATACGTGAGCGCATGGCGCGTCCGTGGTGGAGTAGAGTGTTTCCGTGGCGCATAACCGTGAAGAGGATCACATGAGCGATATCGAGTTTACCGTCAGCCGCGCAGAAGGCATCAGGCGGGCCGCTGAGGCGGAAGTAGCCAAGGAGCAGGGCGAGGCTGCGAAGAAGGCGCTCATCGCGCTGTACAAGCGCAAGGCGGTCGCTGAAGAGGCGGTGCGCGGCATCGAGCGCGAGATCGAGACCACGCTGGCCAAGATTGAAGCTGGAGCGCTGTAAGCATGCGGAACGGATACCTGCCTGAACCGTTCGGTCGCCCTATTCGCCTGATTGCGAACGGGTGGGTATCCTCGACGCTCGACCTTGGCCGCGCTGGCTGGGAGCTTTATGCCGATCAGGACTACGCCCATGGTGGGTTGTCGCTGGTGGCGCACCATCGCGAGAGCGGCCTGACCGCCTACGCGCGCGACGCGCACTGGGACTATCACCGACACGTCCACAGGGCGGACTACAGTAGGGACGAGATGCCGACCATGCGCGCCCAGATCGGGCACCGCGACAAGGTGCAGATACACGCGATGCACGGCGGCGTGCTGCCAACCTTCGACCGCGTGAGTCCGCTTATGGAGGTGCGAACAGAGATCAGGTCAATGGCCGACATGCTCCACTTCGCACCCTACACGGCCAGCCAGATTCAGATCGAAGCGGACCCAAGCGTCGACGACCTGCTCGCCCAGATCATCGCGAAGCAGGCCAAGGCGAATGACGAATACTTCGCCGAGAAGGTGCGCAGCGGAAAGATCGTCCGCGCGTCGGCGGCAGAGGTTCTGCAGTTCAGGCGCGTTGCGTGAGGGCGGGCTGGACCTTCAACGACATCCGCAAGCCGCCGCTCGGCCAGATGATCTGGGCGCTGATCGAGAGCCCGTCAGATGGCGAGCCTTACCTGATCGAGGCAATGCTCACTGAAATCATGGGCGCTGGCAGCGTCGCGATTCTTTACGATGGCCCGTCGATGAATTACCTGCCGCCGCACCACGCGATGATTGCGTGGCGGCGCGTTCGCGATTAGAGTTTTCGGTTCAGGCGCTCCTCCGCGAAGGGGAGTGTTGCCCGTGGCGGGGAAGCGGCGACTCTCACGGGTCGCCGTTTTCTTTTGTCGCCCCGCTTGACAACTAATGGACCCCCACGTCACTAATGCACCGTCCGGTGGTGTGTATCGCCACTGTTGACTTCGAGTGGTTCACGGCACGAACCCGATCTGCTTCGATTTGCCCCCGGTAACGGGCTCGGACAACGTCAGCAAGGATGCTCGCCCTAGAGGCTGAAGCGTCGCGGCGCCCGATCCCCCCTCAACATGGCAAATCAGGCACCCCCTCATGGCAACCAAGTCATATGCTGTGGGCGACAACGAAGTCGTCAAAATCTGGTCGAAACGGCTCGCGCGCGAAGCGCTGAAAGCGACCGTTATCTACCCGATGATTAAAGACTCCGGGTCAGCCCTCATCACTCTCGCTCCCGAAACCCAGAAGGGTGCGGGAGATCGCGTTCGCGTCGCGCTGCGCATGCAGTTCAACTCGGACGGCGTCACCGAACTCATGACCCAAGAAGGTAACGAGGAAAGCATCACCACCTATACGGATGATGTCACTCTCGGCGAGCTGTCCAACGCCTATCGTAACCGCACCACGATGGCCCAGCAGCGCGTTCCCTTCGACATCGCAAAGGAAGGCAACGACGCCCTCGCCGACTGGCACGCAGCCCGTCTGGATCAGGTCGCGATGTACCATCTCGCGGGCTACACCCCGGCGAACTCGCTCGCCGCCAACGGCCAGTACAACGGCTTCAACACCATCACTGCTCCGACCACTGGTCGTCAGATTTGGACCGAAGTTGGCGCAACGCAGGACTCCGACCTCGACTCAACGGGCGACGAGATGACGCTGCAGCAGATCGACCGTGCTCGCGAACTCGCGGAAACGGGCGGCTCTACCGGCCTTGTCCCGATCCGTCCGATCAAGGGCCTTCCGGGCGGCGCGAAGTACGTTTGCTTCGTTCACCCCACGCAGGTCACGTCTCTGCGCACGTCCACCAGCACGAACAACTGGATGGACTTGCAGAAGGCGCTGCTGCAGGGCGGCAAGGGCGACGAGTCGATGATCTGGAAGGGCGGTCTCGGTATCTACAACGAGACGGTCATCATGGTCTCCAACCGCGTTCCCTACGGCGTCACTGCCGCTGGCGCGGCCATCACGACGGTTCGCCGCGCGATCTTCTGCGGCGCGCAGTCGCTCATCATGGCATTCGGACAGGGCTACGGCCCCGAAGAGTGGCGTATCCGTGAACAGACGTTCGATTACGACCGTGAGTACGGGCAGAACGCCCTGTGCCTCTACGGGGTCAAGAAGTCCGTCTTCAACTCGAAGGACTTCGCGACCATCGTGATCTCGTCCTACGCCGCTGACGCGGCCTGATAGGAGAAATGGATCATGGCCAGTAACAAAATTGCTCGTTATTATCACGAGCGTCAGGTTCACTTTCTGACGAAGTCCGTCACCTACTCCGACGCTGACATCGCTGGTGGATCGACTGTCGCCTTCGCGTTTGGCCTCCCGGCGAACGCCTTCGTGATGAACACTGTCGTTCGTATCAAGACGGCGTTCAACGCGGCGACCACGAACGTCCTGACTGTCGGCACGAACAACCCCACCAGCGATAACCTCGTTGCTGCGGCTGACGTGACCGAAGGATCGGTTGCGACCACGACTGTCAACGGTCCCGGTATCCTCAGCACGACGACCTCTCTCGATGTCTTCGTGAAATATACCCAGACCGGCACGGCAGCGACGACCGGCGCCGCCGATGTCGTTGTCACCTACGTGATCTGGGAATAGACTGACTGAATGAAGGTCATGCTGGCGACGCCGTGCTACACGGGCTACCTCCACTACGCTCACGCGGAGTCGGTGGCCAGAACACAGGCGACGCCAGCATCGACCGGCATTCGTTTTGAGCGCTGGGTCGCGCCGGGAAATCCGGTTCTTCCCCGCGTCAGAAACGTCCTCTGCGCGCACATGCTGTCGCCGCAGCCGGATGGGGTGGACTTCGACGGCATCCTCTTCATTGACGACGACATCGCGTTCAAGCCGGAAGACGCTGTTCGCATGGTCAGTCACGGCGAGAAGATCGTCGCGGGCGTCGCGCAGAAGCGCGCCCCGAACACAAACGCCCCCGCAGAGATCAACGCAGCGCTCGACCATAACCTCGAAGTCGATGAGCGCGGCTTGGCCAGCAACACATTCATCCCATCCTGCTTCATGTGGATACATCGAAGCGTGTTTGAGGGGATGCTGAACAACGAAGAGCTGCACGACAGCGGCCTCGTCCGCCGCTTCATCTACCCGAAGCTGCCGGATGCTGCGATGCCGTTCTGCGCCACCTATTTCGGCTACGGACTGGCGGCGGCTCCCGAGAACGGGCCAGAAGCCAAGCGCGCTGCCGCACTCGGCATCGAAGACGCTATGGTCGATGTCGGCGAGGACTATGACTTCTCGATCAAGTGCGACGTGCTCGGCGTGCCCCGGTACATCGACACAGCTGTCGAGCTGATCCACTACGATGGCCGCGTGGCGCACGATCTTTCGTTCAGGAAGATGCTGCAGACCGGGGCGATCAAGGTCGACAACGGCTCGCAAGCGGCCTGACACAGATTTACATTTGAGTGGCCTCTCGGCCCCGCAGGCAGCTGCGGGGCCGAACCTTTTCAGGGGATAAGACATGCCTTCATTCAACGAGGGGCAGACGCCCCAGAACGTCCTTCTATTCGTCAAGGAAGGCTCGTCCATTCGCATCGTCACGTCGGCTGACCTTGTAGGCGGCGGCGGCGGAAACCCTCTGGGTGACACCGCAGTCAACACCGGCACGGCAAGCTCGGTTGCCTCGTCTGCATCTGCAGGAACGGTGCTCGCTTCTAACGCCGCCCGGTATGGCGCGACGGTGTGGAACGATTCGACATCGGTTCTCTATCTGCTGCTCGGCGCTGGCACGGTAAGCGCCACCAACTGCACGACAAAAATTCTTGCTGACGGGTTCTTTGCAATTCCGTTCGGGTACACCGGAATTATCAGCGGCATCTGGGCAGTCGCCAACGGCTTTGCTCGCGTCACCGAGTTCACCTGAACTACGTAGCGGAGGCGCTTTATGCCAGTCACAGTTTCCAATCCGCAGCTTGATGCAGATACCGATGCCAGCACAGTTGTGCTCGCGGATATCGCGGCAATCCGGGCGGCAACATTCCTGCTTGCGGCGGCTCCCGACACAATCCGTGTGCTGAACAACTACGTTGCGGGTGATGGCGGCGGCACGTTTCGCCTCGACAGTACCGACACGACATCCGCCGACGATGGCGGCGTGATCGTCAACACTTCAACGCCCAGCACCGCCCTGCGCTACAAGCGGCAGTTTGACAATGGATACGAGATCGACCTCGGCTGGTATGGCGTCGGAGCCACACGAACCAGCACGCAAAATTCGACCGGCATAGCTGCGGCAATTTCTTACGCGAACACATACAACGTCGGCATTCTGAAAGTTCCGCCCTGCACGCGCTCCGTTCCGATCAAGATCAAGAAAACCATCGATCTTATCGGCTATCATAATATCCGCATTCAAGGGCAGTCGATTGCCAACTCTGGAATCTACAAAGCGTGCTTTCGCTGGGACGGCCATGTTGGCGGCGTCATGTATCGCACCAACCGGGAATGCCGGTATGTGGTTGCAGCATCGACTGCCAACGTCAGCATTGCCTCTCTTGCGAATGGAAGCACGATTGATGGCGTCGCGCTGGTCACGGGCGATTACGTTCTTCTGAAGAACCAGACGACGGCGTCCGAGAATGGCCCCTATCTGATCGGGGCTTCAGGCCCGGCCACGCGCGCAACTTACTATACTGCGGGCCGCGCAGATGACTTCAACTTCAAGTCGGTCGGCGGAACAGTGAATGCGGGTCTGCGCTGGGTATGCACGCAAGACCCTGCAACCATCACGCTGGGAACAACGGCCCTGACGTTCTCGGCTGGCGCCGCCCCTGCCGCGAACAATGGAGGCGGTCTCTCTTCCATTGCATTTGATGGTTATCTTGTCGCGGCCATTGGGCTGTCTCTCTGGGGCTGCATTGAGCACCACAATACTGGCGTCGTCACCGCAGAAGGATGCACCGATTATCAGATCGTGTGTGGCGCAACTTCCACCGGAAATTATATGTTCTGTTACTGGGAGCGCATGGAGGTAAACGCCTACTTCTCCCAAGCTGGCACGCAGGATGGCGCAAACGGCCTGAAGTGGACTAACGTGCAGGGCAGCAACAGCTGGGATATCTGCCTTTCTCGCTTTGGCATCGTCCGTATCCAGCACAAAAATGGCATTGGCTTCGACCACGGCGCGTCAGACACCAATCTGTGCGACCAGATGATTGTTCAGCGTCAATCGGGTGGCACTGGTCAGGGCTGGATTATTCGCGCTGGCGACGGAGTTCTGGGAGACGGCGGGGCTTCTGATTACAACTACTCCTACGACAACTATTTCAGCGTCACTTCATGCGATACGGCTCCGCTGTTTGAGACAGGAGTCAAACCGTCAGTCTCGCAGCATTTTTATGGAATTTCCGCAACGTCTGGAAACCAGCAGCCAAACTTTAACGGCGTCGGCTCGGGCTCGTGGTCGAAGCCCAACAACCAGAAATTCCAAGCCTATGCGAACGGTGCGAACTCGTATGAGGACGGCACGGGGAGCATCCACATCGGATACACAACCAACCGATCCGATGGCTGTCGTGTAGCGATCTATCACCCAACCGGAATGCTGCAGCGCTGGAGGAGCGACGAGCCCACCACCAACCAAAAGGTGTACCAGCAGACCATCAACGCAAGCGGCTTTCTTCAGACAGCGACGATGTCGGACGGCGGCGCGTTTGGCGCTGAGATGGAGCGCTGGGAGCGCTCGGGCACGACGCCAACCGTCAAGAAATTTTTTTACCCCGTTCAATTCCCGAATAATGGTGTCAAGATTCAAGACACCAATGCCTCTCACACAATGACCCTTACAACCGATGAGAACATCACGGCAAACGTCTTGGTCAATTTCCGCACCGGAGGCGCAGACCGTAAGCTCGACCTCGTTGACACCAGCTTCACGCCAACAATTACAGCCGCCGTGCCGGGCGACCTTTCCATTGCATACACCACGCAGCTCGGGCGTTATCACCGCTTTGGAAAGCTGGTTTTTTTCCAGTTGGAGTTTCTGTTTACGCCGACCTATACGACAGCCTCTGGCGAGTGGAATATCGCAGGACTCCCATTTACGGTTGAGAGCACCGGGCTGGACCCGTCTTTCGCATTTGGCCGCGTGCAAAACGTCACGCGCCCCGCGAACGCAACCGTTCCCCTTGTCCAAGGTCTCGTTGGCACCACAACATGCCGCATTACGTGGCCGCTAACGACGGGTGGCCTCACGGTTTCAGCCATGACAAATCTTCCGTCCGCTACTGCCGTGACGCTGCACGTAGGCGGTCACTACATGACTTCAGACGCATAAGGGGAGACGGTAATGGCAACCACTGACATTGCCGTCTTCTCTTCAACCACCGCGCAAACAGCGTGGGCTGCGAGCGGCGACAACATCACGGCGGACCTTCGCAATAACGCTGGCTCGACCATGTATGGCCGCTTCAATGGCGGGACGCCCAGCTCGACAATCGGCGAGCACGACTTTGCGCTGATCCCCGGAGCGTCTGCGACCGTCACGGCCCCGCAGGTCTACCAGATACTGAAGGTCGTCTGGGATAGCGTCACGGGCGGCGCTGGTCTCTCTGGCCAGCTCTTCTCCAGCTCTACCAGCGTCGGCGGCGACGACGCCAATCTTGGCGACATGAAGAACCGGATTGCCTCCGACCTCGAACGCACGCTCACCGATGTCACGCACGTCACTCTGGGTCGCACATGGGACAAGGAGATCGAGGACGCCATCTTCGACTCGATCAAGCTCTACAGGAGCCGACCGTTCTGGTTTCTGCAGGAGCCGAACACGCTGACCATCACGTCCTCGACCACGTCTGGATCGGAATACGTCAACGACTATACTGGCCTGATCCGCCTCGACAGCCTTCGCATCACGATCAGCGGCCAGCGCTACTCCATGCGCGAGATCAGCTTCAACGAGATGGAGTCGCGCTTTGACGGCGTGACGACGCAGAACCAGCCCTACGAGTACAGCCGCTATGGTGGCCGCATCCGCATCTACCCAGTGCCAGACGCTGCCTACACGCTGACGTGGTCGGGCATCTTCGAGGACTCGACGCTCACCGGCAACGAGATCAGCAATGGCTGGATGACGCATGGCGAGCTGCTGATCCGCGCCAGCGCGAAGCTGTTCCTGCTGCGTGACTACATCAAGAGCTACGAGGACGTGCCCGCCGCCCAGCAGGCGCTCGAAAACGCCGAGAAGGCGCTCTACCGCGAGCACGTCATGCGGACGACCTCGAAGCGGATCGCGCGGAGGATTTGATGGGCCTGCTGACGCGATTGCTGAAAGCCTCCGTCGCAGACATCCCACAAGCAGAGAAGTATGCTGCCGCCCGCAAGGCCCTCACGATGGCCGATCTCGTGAAGCTGGAGAGCGTGCCAGACGAGAACGCCAACTTCTTCGTCGTGCGACGCGGCGCCGCCAACAAGGTCGGCATGCCGACACGGGAGTTCAATCCCGAGCACTACGGCGCCTACGTCTACAGGCCAGACATCATCGATCCAGACTATCTCTTCTACGCGCTCCAGCACCTGCACCAGCAGGGCAGGTTCCAGCAGGCCGCGAGAGGGTCGACGGGTCTGCAGAACATCAGAATGTCCGACCTCTACTCGATACCGTTCGGAGCAAGAGATGCCTGAAGCAACATTCGAGCTGAAGACTGTTGGCGGCAAGCCGCTCGTGGTCTGCACCTATGACGGCCAGACTGGCACGGCCCGCGTGTTCTCGAAGGGTGAGGAAGACGCACGCTCGCGCGCTGAGGAACAGGCGCGAGACAAGGCTGCGAAAGCGGCACAGGGAGGAGCATAACTATGGCGGGCCTTCTCGGTAAACTTCTCAGAACGGCAGCGGGCGCTATCGACAATTCTGTCGAGCAGCCGGTGTTCTATTCGGCCCTGCGCGAGGGCCTTGTCGATCACCCTATGGAAAGCGGCACGGGAGCTGAGTGGCTCGCACAGGTATTCGAGCCTGAGCGCACCGTTCGCAGCGCCCTTCGCGATGCGGCCACCAACAAGCCGGTGATCGACGAGCTTGGTCAGCCGGTAATCGAGACGCGCGTTGTTCCGCGCAGCATCAAGCTCGCTGGCGTCAAACCGGCAGAGATCAAGTGGTCTGGGTTCGAGGACTACCTGAACGAGATGAAGGACCGCCCACTGAAGCGGCAAGACCTGATCGACTTCATGGACGGCGGCTCTGGCGGCAGCAACGCGACCAACAGCGCGCGCGGCATGACCCGTTACTCGCCTGTCGATTACAGCGCTCGCAAGGGCGGCGATGAGCAGATGTCGGAGTCTGACTGGTTCGACGAGCATCAAAGCACGATTGACGACGTTCAAAACGATATAATCGATCGTGAGCTTGACGATGGCGACTGGGCTGCTGAGTCATACGCGACTTCCGAAGACGTCGGTCGGTTCCCCAATCGCGATGAGCTGATCGCGCAGCTTAATCGTTTGACGAACAGTGCCGACCACTACGAGAGCACGGGCAATCGCATGATGAATGGCCGAACGCTCTTCGGCGAAGACGAATTTGCCAACGCGGCGCACGGCGACGCCAACTATTATTTCCGCAACGCCGGGTATCAAAGACAGAACATGATCCCGCATCAGCGGCGTCTGGATTATGTGGACAGCATGCTGGCGCGCGACCCCAACACGCCAGACCTCTTCACGGGCTATCAGGATAGCTACCTTCTCGCCGATGAACTTGATCCGGTGCGCACGGAATGGACCGCACACATTAACGACCAGTATGGCGACAATCTGCATACGTTTGATGATGTGTTCCAAACAGAGCGCGACGCGCTGCGCCACGCTGAAAGGTCGGCAGAGCTGAGCGACTTTAACGACGAAGCTCGACAAGCCGCAGAAGAGTCGCTTCGGGAAGAAAATTACGGCTACGACCGCGCATTGCGCGAGGTCCGTGCCGATTACCCGCTCAGCGATGGCGGCGGCACTGAATATCACGACTACACAATTCCCGGTGGTGAAAAATACGACGAGCAATTCTTCAATCTGCCGGAGGAATTTACGACGCCTCGCGGATCGACTTACCGTCAGCCGCACTGGTCAAACCAGAATGACGAAGGCACGCGCTTCGGTCACGTCCGCTGGAAGGACCGCTATGTGGACGTGCCGGGGCCACAGATCGAGGGCGGCGCTCCAGTTGCGCTACCCGCGAGTGACCCTGCAGCCTTGGCCAGAGCGCAAGAAGACTATCGGGCGACACTGGATGCCGCGATTCGCAGGATGGAAGTTGTTCGTAGAGAAAACCCCGGCGTCAACGATACTCGCCTCGTCGAGGGAGATCAGATGCTCACCGCCCTCAACGCAAATCTCGAACACGCGCTACAAAAAGTAAAAGACTTGGAGTCCAACGCACTCGCGCCCGCACCTCGCGCCCCGGCCCCTACGGTCAGGAAGAAGGTCATGGCGATTGAAGAGTCGCAGTCAGACCTTCACCAGAAAGGCCGCGACGCGGGATACGCACGCGATCTGACGCCGGAAGAGCGGGTGCAGCTAGATGCTCTCCAGCAGGATAAAATCCGCGCGTATGACGATATGTCGAACGCGCGCCGCGCGCTCAACCAAGCCTACTCCGCATACGACAACATGCGTTACGACGCGCGCCCGAACGTCTATTCTCCGAAGTATTATGAGCACATGAACGAGCTGGGTCGGAGGCGGCAGGAGTATCTGGGCGCTCAGACGGCACATGATGACGCTCAGACGGCGGCGAGCAACCTCGATGAGTCCGTGAGAAAACTAGCCGATCTGGCGAATGGTGTTCCCGATACGCCGTTCGCTGGCACCGCATGGACGAAGTATGCGGTGAACCGGATGCTGCGCATGGCGGCGGATGGCGACTACGATCATTTCGCATGGCCGGTGAACGTGTCGAACGGCGGCGTCGGAAATCATCCGGGCAACTATTATTACGAGAAAATCTTCGGCAAGGAAGTCGAAGACGCCGTCAAAAAGGCTGGCGTAAAAGTCCAGAAGCGCCTTGGGCCTGAGCGCGGCAAGGATGGCGGTCTGGTGGACTGGCGCTTTATCGAGATGACGCCTGAAGCACAGGCCCTCATCAAGAAAGGCTTCAAGATTTGGATGTTGCCGTTCCTCCTCGGGACTGCTGGCGCCGCTGGCGGGGCTCGCGGACTGCTCTCTCGCAAGATCAGCGATGAAGAGGCATAGGCATGATTGATCTTGGCGCGTGGTCTCCCGACCTTCCTATTGTGCGCTCCCCGCACCTTCGCACGGCATCTGGTGTGACGCCGCTGATCGAGGGCTACGGCCCCTTCAACGGGCTCTCGGTTACGACCTCTGCGCTCGACGCGAAGTGTCTCGGCGCGATTGCTGTGCGCGACATCGACCAAGCGCACCACATCTACGCCGGTAACTCGACGAAGCTCTATGAGCTGGAGAGCATCACGTTCACGGATCGCAGCCGCGTCGGCGGATACGGCCCTGCCGGTGAGACAACGCGCTGGCGCTTCTCGCCCTATGGCGACCGCCTCATCGCGGTGAACGGAACGGACGTGCCGCAGTATATCGACATGAGCACGGCATCGACCGCGTTCGCCAATCTCGGCGGCTCTCCTCCATCTGCCCAGTTCGTCTCTTCCTTCGTCGAGTTCGTCGTCCTCGGTGCGCTTGGTACGTCAGCGATGGCGATCAAGTGGAGCGGCTTTGGCGACAGCACGGGCTGGACGCCGGGCACGAACCAGAGCGACGAGCAGGAGTTTGCGGACGGCGGCAGGATCACCGGCCTTGCCGCGCTCGACGTGCTCTACGTGTTTCAGGAAAACGCGATCCGCCGCATGAACTATGTCGGCGGGCCGACGATCATGCAGATCGACAAGCTGGTGGACGGTATTGGCTGCATCGAGCCAAACAGCCTCGTGCAGTGGGGCACGATGTTCTTCTTCCTGTCGGAGGACGGCTTCTACGCCTTCGACGGTCAACAGGTCATCCCGATTGGCGTTGGCAAATTCGACCGCTGGTTCATTGCGAACAGCAACCGCTCCCTCTGGAACCGCATGTCGGCGGCGATCAACCCGTCAGACAAGCTCGTGGCGTGGGCCTATTGCTCGGCTGACAATGTGAGCGGAACGCCTGACCAGATTCTGATCTACAACTGGGCGTCCAAGATGGCGTCTGTCGTCCCATACTCGACAGAGTTCATAATCAGCGCGGCGTCGCTTGGCGTCAGCATCGACGACTATCCCTACAGCATCGACGACATGACCATCTCGTTCGACGATCCGTTCTTCCTTGGCGGCACGCGCTACTTTGGCGGCTTCAACTCGGAGCACAAGCTCGGCACGTTCTCGGGCGACTCTGTTGCGGCAACTCTTGAGACCGGAGACTTTGCGCTGACACAGGGACCGGCAACGGTCGAGTGGCTCCGTCCAATCTCCGACTCAACGGGCGCGACGATGGCGGGCGCTGGAACGATGCGACCAGCTCAGACGGTGACATTCAAGCCAGCCATCTCACAGCAGGCCAGCGGACGCTGCCCGCAGCGCGGTGTGATGGGCAACTACGTCCGAGCCAAGATGCAAATCCCTGCAGCCGATACGTGGACGTTCGTGACGGCGATTGACTACAAGGGCAAGGCGATGGGCGCACGATGAACGACGCAGCACCAGCAAAGAAGCTCGCGCCAAAGGGTGACACCGTCGTCCGCATGACGGACGCGATCAACCAGCACGCCGATCTGCTCAATGTCGGCCAGTTCCAGAAGCGCACGATGGCTGAGCTTGCAAACGAAGATGCAACACTCACAGAGGGGCGCTCGTTCTACGTGCCCGATGAAAGCGCTGGGCCTTGCCTCGTTGTCAGCAACGGCGCGAACTGGCGCAAGATCACGCTTGGAGGCATCGCCACGCCATGACGAAGACCGCAACGAGACTTACTCTGGAGTTCGTCGGACCCAACGACTTTCCGCGCCTCTGGCCCCATCTGCATCCCATGCTGAAAGAGGCGTGCGAATGGAGCGCGGGCCAGTTCAGCGTTGCTGGCGTGGTCGAGGGCGTCATGAATGGCGAGTATCGGCCAGCCATCTTCTTCGACGACAAGGGCAAGCCGCTGGCCATGATGATACTGAGCGTCAGCCAGTTCCCAACCGGCAAGCGCATCCTCGAAGTCCTGCTGGCTTCCGGGTCGGCCCTGAAAGAGTGGCTCACGCTGCAACCGCAGCTCGATGACTACGCCAAGGAAAACGAGTGTGTGTCCCTTCGGATGATTGGACGCGAAGGTCTGCAGCGGCTGATGCCGGAATGGAAGCGCACGGCTATCGTGCTTGAGCGGGAGATTGGCTAATGGCTGGTGGCGGTCTTCTCGCGCGCATCATGCGCAGCCCTGAGCTGATGGCGGCGCTTGGCCTTGGCGGCGGCGCGGCGCTTCTCTCGAACAATGAAGACAAGCTCGGCAATGCCGTTGCTGGGGCGGCTCTTGGGCTTGGCGCTGGGCACGGCATCCGTGGCGTGCGTGGGCTCCTGTCGCGCATCCCAGTGTCGACGATGTCTCAGGCCGAGAAGGTTGCAAAGACGCTGGAGCTGCGCCGCGCTCTGGGCCAGACGGGAAGTCAGGCGACCCAGTTCCCAACCGCTCAGGCGATGTCAGCCATCGACGATCTGGGTGAAGGCTATGCGATGAACAAGTACGGCGCGCAGATCGGCATGAATGGCGTCGACAAGGCGATTGACGGCCTCAAGGAAGTCGGTCGCCTCGGATCGGCAGCATGGGATGGTGTTGATGACGCCTTCGGACGCGCGATGCCTCGTGACCTGATCCAAGGCGTCAAGGACAAGGTTGGCAACAATGCTGGCTGGCTGGTCGGCGGCGGCATCGTCGGCGGTCTGGGAGCCTTTGGCTACGGGCTGTCGCGCGCGCTCAGCGGCAAGGACGGGCAAGATGATGAAGTCCGCTCCAAAGCCATGCAGGCAATCGGCTTCGAGAACACGCCGACCGGCATCAGGATGTTTCAGGCTCAGGTCGGCGTTCCGCTGACCGGCGAGTGGGACGACCAGACCATCCAAGCCATCTCAAAGATGGTTGAGGAAAAAATGAAAACGCAGCGCAGGGGCGATGGTCCGCCCGCGCCGTCACTGGCGCCGCATAACCAACGCTAGAAAATCGACGGAAACGTCTGCCTGAGTAAGTCGCCAAGCGGCTGGATCAGGAAAATCGCTCCGGCCAGAATTGCTACCGTAGCAACGAGTTCGATCAGTTTCAGGGTCTGGCGGGTCACGTCGGTCTCCTTTTCGACATCAGAAATAGTAAACGCGCATTTAGCCGTCAACCCGGTTTACTGCGCATGGAGGGAACATGGGTCAGAAAACGCCCAAAACCCAGACGGTCACAACCAAGACCGAGCTGGACCCGGCGACGAAGGCTTGGCAGGGCACGCTGTCCGGTATCGGCAGCACGCTCTACGGCCAAGGGCCTTTGCAATACTTCGGCGGCAACACGGTCGCCCAGTATTCGCCGGAAACCAACCAAGCGCTCGATATGATGAAGACGCAGGCTGCAGGAGGCGCTCCAAACTACGAGCTGGCCCAGCAGTCAGCGGCGCAGAACCTCTCAGGCTACAATCCCGCGATGGGCGGCGCGGCGATGTTCGCGACAGGTCAGAGCGCGCCGCAGCAGCAGCTCGACCAGTTCGGAATGGGCAGCGTCAACCCGTACATTGATCGCGCCTACAGCAACGGCGCGCGGCACGTCACCGACAGCATGAATGCGCAGTTCGCAAAGTCGGGAAGGTTCGGCGCGAACGCCGCCTACGGACAGGGCATGGGTAACGCTCTGGGCGACCTCTACACGAACATCGCAATGCCAGCTTACGAAGGCTCGGCCAACCGCGCGCTCTCGGCTGCGGGCACGAACCTGCAATCGCAGATGCAGGGCCTCGGCATGTACGGCGATATGTTCCAGCAGGGCGCGCAGAACTCGATGAACCAGCAGCAGCTGCTCGCGGGTCTCTACAACTACGGCTCGATGCCAGCGCAGCAGATGGCGCAAGTCGGTGGCGCAATCGACTCGCAGAACCAAGCCAACATCGACGCAGAGAAGGCGAAGTGGGACTTCAACCAGATGGCCCCGTGGCAGACCGCAAACATGTACGCGGGCCTCATGTCGGGCATGCCGGGCACGACCAACTCGTCGCAGACATCTCCGGTCCAGCAAAGCAACAAGCTGATGGCCGGTCTCGGTGGGGCGGCCTCTGCATTCGGCGCAAGCGGTGGCAATCCTTGGATGGCCGCAGCAGGCGGTCTCGCTGGCCTGTTCGGAGGGTGATGTCATGAACAACCAATACGGAAATGGCGGACGCGGATTTCTCGGAAGGGTACAAGCGCCAACAGCTGCGCCCTATGGCGCGGGCGCTGGCGCTCAGGCTCTTACCAACAAGCCGGGTCTCGACAGGGGCATCCCAACGACCGCTGGCTTCGCGCAAGGGCTTGCTCTTCCCGGTCCCGACGCAAAGGGCGCCAATCCGCTCGTGCCAACCGGCTCATACGGTATGAGCGACTCCGATACCGCCGCCATCGGCATCGGCCTGAACCTGATGAAGCAGTCGCAGCCGCAGCAGCAAGCGCCTCTGCCGCCCGTGCCTCAGCAGAATATGTACGCATACCGTGGCCAGTATGGCGGTCTCAATCCGCTCGGGCTTGGGCCGATATCGAATTCTGATTTCCAGCGCACGCAAGGCCGTCAGCCGTATGCTCAGAACGGGCTCGGGCCTCTGTCAAATTTTGAGATGCAACAGATGATAGGGCGCCGCTGATGGGAATCTTTGCGCGTCTCGGCAGGATGGTCCCGCGCGCCTCCGCGCAGGGCGTCGCTGACAACTTCCTGTCGGGCGTTGGCGGGGGCGTCATCGGCGGTGGACTTGGTGCGGCTCTCGGCGGCGATGACTCGATGGTGCCCGGTGCGTTGTCAGGTGCGGCGTTCGGTGCGGGCGCTCACGCCATTGTGCCGCTTCTCATCAAGGGCGCGCGCAAACTGTTCGGGCCGATGAGCGAGCAGGACTTGGCGAAGATCATCTCGCAGATGAATGACGAAGAAATCGCCCAGATCGCCAAGCATGGATACGACGATCCGCGTCCCGTGCGCCGCGCCTTTGGCCCCGGTGGAGACTTTGGCCCACGCGAGCCAAATCCGCTCGATACAATGACGAACAACCAGCTCGCTCGCGAGAAGATGCGCAGGGGAGATTACTGATGGGATTTTTCAAAAACTTCGACAGCCTGCTGCAGCAGCAGCAGGAACAAGAGCGGCAGCGCCAGCAGCAAATGAACCCGTTCACAGCGGGGCCGCGAACAATCATGTCGCCATACCAGCCGCAGAAGTCGTCTCCAATTCCACAGCCACAGATACCGTGGACCGCTGGAATGCCGGGGATGCAGTCGCCGCCTCAGCAGCGCCCGGCGCCGCAGCGCACGGGGCAGCGCCCCACTCCAACGCCAATCAATCCGCTGAACATTCCGATGCCGCCACGGGGCGTCCCAACGACTGCTGATTTTGCGCAAGGGCTTGCCCTTCCCGGCGTCGACGATTCATCAAGCGCTTACAGCGACCAGCTCGTCGCCGCGAACGGCCAGATGCCCGCTGGTGGGTTTCAGAACGATCCGGCTGCTGCTGCCTACCCCGGCGCGAGCGGCTTCCAGCAGGGCACTGGGGTCGCGCGCCAGCCGCAAGCGGGCGAGAAAGCCACGGGCGACACCGCGCAGCCGACCGGCACAGAGGGTGCATTCGGTCTCGGCTTCAGCAATATGGATTGGGTTCGCCTTGGCGGCTCGCTGCTCGCCGGTTCTCAGCCGGGCGGCGCCGGATGGGCCGCGCCTACGGAAGCGCTTGGCCAGATCACGGGCGAGAAGGAAAACAAGAAACGCTACGACGCGGAGCAGGCGCGTCAGGCTGCGCAAGACGCGATGCAAAAAGAGATGTTTGCCTTGCAGAAGGGCGAAGCACAGTACACAGCAGATCAGCGCGACCGCCTTGTGAAATCTCAGGGTGAGCTAGTCGCTTCTCTCCAAGGTACAAACCCGGAGCTGGCGGCGGCGATCAAGAACATGGGGGCTGAGCAGTTCGGCACGTTCTACGGTCAGCGCCTTCTGGCCAATGAGGACGCGAAGGCGAAAGAACTCCTGACGCAAAGAGAGTGGGACCATCAGGATTCCATGCTGGGCAGGCAGCTCAGCTCGCAGGAACGCATCGCAAGGATCGGCGCTGCCAACGAGAACAACGTCTTCAAGGCATTCCAGACGAAGGATGCCGGGATGATTGCGGATCGGCAGCAAGAGGCAGTCGACATCGATACCAAGACGCTTCCGGCAATGAGGACTCTGCTGCAAAACATCAAGCAGGCTGGTCAGTACGAAGATGCGACAGGTCAGATTATCCCGGCGAACCTTCGCGTTAAACTGAGCCGCGTTTTCAATGGAAGCACGGGCGAGCGCGTTGCCCTCGATACATGGGCGGCACGGACGCTTCAGCCAGCCATTGCCATGTTCGCGGGAACCGGGCCGATGGCGACGCAGGAACTTGAACTGGCCATGAAATCGTTTGCTAACCCCGACATGGACTTGGGCTCTGCCGTTGAGCTGGTTGAGGAGATGATCGCTCAGAAAGAGCGGGTGCTGAACGCAACCAATGGGCTGAGCGAATACTACAGCACCTATGGCGGCATCACGAGGCCGACTGTTCCCGGCGCTCCTCCAGTTACCCAGTGGATGAAAGATAGGCTTCAAGATACAGGCTTCACCCCCGGTCAGGCCGGTCGCGACGAGCGCGCGGCAGCTGCAGGAATGGGAGCGACGCCAGCAGCGCCCGCAGCCCCTCGGGTTCAAATGTCTCACGTCGGAGACAGGAAGCCGGGCAAAGACGGAAAATTTTACGTGATGGTAAAGAATGACCCCGGCCCAAACGGTGCGCCGCCCGATTTGAATCCGAACAACTGGCAAGAAGAAAAAAAGCCAGTAGCGATTAAGGGCAAAAGAGTCGGCGGATGGCCCACTGGCGGCTTCTCCAGAAATTAACTGACGGAGGCTTTTTATGCCAAACAAGAATCCTTGGGAGCCGGGTTACTACGACGACAACAATGGAAAGCCCGACAAGAATCCTTGGGAGCCGGGATACGTTCAGCGGCCTCAAAAACAAAACGGCTTCAGCTCTGGTCGCGGTGGCGATCTGAAGAGAATGTCGGCGAGCGATTCTTTCCTGTCTGGATTTGGCGACTCTTTGTCATTCGGGTGGGGCGATGAAATCCAAGGTATTCTCGCTGGCCTTGGAGGCATGACGCAGGGCAAGGACTATTGGGATACCTACAACAACTCTGTTGACGAGGCTCGTCGCTGGCAGGACGTGGCGAGCGCAGACGAGGGCGGCTGGCATTTCCTTGGAGAACTTGGCGGTGCTGCAGCTGGCGGCATGCTCACTGGTGGAGGCGTGGCCGCTATTGGCAATCTGGCGCGTGGTGGCCGCGCTGTTGCTGCTGCTGTTCCAGCGGCGCAAAAAATGGGGTTGCTTGGCCGCTCCCTTCGCGCTGCGCCCTTCGCGGCTGGAGGCGGCGCTGTGTATGGCGCTGGCGCGGCAGACGGCGGAGAGAATGGCGACATGCTGCTCAATGCCGGTCTGGGTGCTGCAAGCGGCGCTGTGATGGGACCAGCTCTCGGTATTGCCGGTTCCGTTGGAAAGCGCGCGCTTATTGACCCGTTCCTTAACATGAACCCCGCGCGCTCAGCGGCGAAGCATGTGATGCGCGAGCTTGATCGCTACGGCATCGACGCGGCGCAACTTTTGCAGAATGCCAAAGCGGTCGGCGACGTTGACGCCAAGAATGCGTGGACGATGGATGCGTTTGGAAACCTTGGCTCTGATCTGGTTAGCGCATCGAGCGCGTCTCCCGGTCCCGAGCTTGGGGCAATGATAAAGGCATCTAAAGCTCGCAACGTGTCCATCTCCGATGGCGCGCGTGATAATTTCTGGAAGAAGCTCGGCGGTGGATTGCGTGAGCGCATCAATTACGTTTCGCGCGTCTCCGACATCGACACCCAGTTGAAAAACTTTGACGCCGTTTACGGCGCCATCGACAGCAAGCGGCTGAATGTGGACGCCTTCCCGAAGGAGCTGAAAGACTTCCTCCTGAAGAACGCGCCGGATGACTTCAAGATCGACACCGCGAGGGGGGTGAAAGACCTCACATCAAAAGCTATCGGCCCGTTCAAGGACGCCATGAACTCGGCAGTGGCGGTGATGCGCGCCGATCTGGGCTCGGACGTTCCGGCTCAGGTGCTGATGGATCAGCCGAAGTTCTGGCGCGAGTTCCTCACGCTGGCGCGCAAATCCAAGGAAGATGCATGGCGTAGTAACGACAGCGGCCTCGGAGAGGTTCGCTCCCGGCACTACAACAAGCTGAAGGAGATGCTGGGCCACGACAATGTGCTCGGCAAGGACTGGGTCGCCGCACAGGAGCGCTACGCCACTCTCCTGAAGGAGCGCAACGGTCTGGAGTTCGGGTTCAAGGCGGTGATGCAGACCGATCCTCCCAGCCTCGCTGACAACCTGAAACTGTTCAACAACATGGACCCCGCTGCGAAAAAGTGGGCGCGCAAGGGCATGATTACCCGGCTTGAAGAAGGCATTCGCAATCAGCAGACACGCGGATCAACACGCGACATGCTTCGCAAGGTGGCCGACAACCCGTCGCAGCGCGAAACGCTCGCGCGCTTCTTTGCTCGCGTGAACAAGGACGGCAGCATTGACGACCGCTTTACGAAGCTGCTCGGCATGTTTGAAGACCTCGATCTGCGCTACGGCTTCTTCGACAACATCGAGCGCTCGGGCATTCTGAAGGGGCCGAAGACGGCTCACGTCCTGACGCAGGCTGGACAGCAGGCGGATCAGACGCTTCCCGTTGCCGGTGAAGTCCTCAAGGGCAACATCTTCGGCGCGCTGAAGAAGGCGTTTACCGGCGACTCCGGCGCACGCTTCGATCAGGACGTGGCAAACGAGATCATCAAGTTCATGCGCGCCCCGGCGAGCATTCGCGACAAGGCTGGCAATCTCGTCGGTGGACTTGAGCACGAGATCAGCTCTCAGGGACTTGAGAAATGGCTTAACGGTCCATCTGTCGTGCAGAAAGCGCTGAAGCGTCAGCAACAACTTCAGAACGCCTATCAGAACCGTTGGAGCGATGCGCGCGGCAACCTGTATGCGGGCGTTGGCGGCGGCGCTCTGGCTGGGCTCATCGCGGGCAATCCCTAAGATGGAAATCCTTGGGTTCGTGGCGATCATCGCGATGTACGCGGTGGGCGCTCAGATCGGCGCGGCCATCGTTAACTCGTGGTTTGCACGACGCCGCGCCGCTCGCGAAGCACGCATGAAAAACATCACACCACGCAGGGAGAACTAGATGGCTCAAGGCCCGCAGGACTGGTCTCTCACAGCTGGCAGTAACGGCACAGCTGACGCAAACATCAACTGGGCCGAAGGTCAGCTCGGGCCGACCGTGAACAACTCTGCGCGCGCGATGATGTCGGCGATCAGGGCATACACGAACACCATTGGCGGCGGTGTCGCGTATGGCGGCGCGTCCAATGCCTATACCATCACAAATGATGGTGTCGGTGCGTGGACCTCACTCACCGCTCCGCGCCTTGTCCTGCTCAAGGCAAACCACACCTGCTCTGGCGCGTCCACGGTAGCGGTCGATGGTCTTGCGGCCACGGCCATCACGAAGGGCGGGGCGACAGCGGTTGCGTCGGGAGACATCGTCTCGGGCGCGTTCTACTGGCTCGCCTACGATGGCACGCGCTTCCAGATCGTCGGAGACCCTGTCGTGTCCTTGGCGTCCTATCAGCCACTCGACGCCACGCTGACGGCGCTCGCTGCACTCACAATTGCCAGCGGCAAGATCATCAAGGGCACGGGCGTTGATACGTTCTCGACAATCGACATCGGCACGATGGGCGAGACGATCCTTGCCACGGCGAACGAGGCTGCATTCAAGACCGCAACTAACCTCACGATTGGCACGAACGTCCAAGCCTATAACGCAAATACTGCTGTCACGAGCACCGCAGCGACATGGTCTGCAGCGCAGTCGATCCGGGTCAAAGTCAGCTCGGAGACGACAGGTTCAATCACAGCAGCAAACAGCGCGAACGCATCCGTGCTGTGCAGCGGCGGCATCACGCTTGACAACGCCATCTTCACTGCAGGAGACATCACAGTATTCGACAGCAACGGCGCGGCGCGCACATTCACACGCGGGGCCAGCGTGACGATGTATGTCAACGGCACAAACTCCGCGACCGCCACGCTGGCGATTGACCAGACCGGAACGGCTTACTGGCGAACAGCTTCAGTTGTTGTTTTGTCAGGGGGCTTCTCATGAGCCTTCTTCTAGCTGCGGTAATAGGTGGCGGGCCGCGCGTACTCATCAACGATACGTCCATTACGGACATTCGCTCGGGCGTCTCGG